TAATCTAAATTGAGTAGGAGAAAGTCCTGAAAGAGTTTCTATTGTTACTTCTGTTGAGTCGTAAGAGCTTGAAAATGTAAAATCTATAGGGGTATCTATATAAAATCTAGATTGTCCTGATGTAGCAGAGCTTAGTTGTGTACCTGCTGGTATTTGCAAAGCTTGTGACCAGTCTGGCTGGTCTGCTACAGCTGATACGAGGTGTGATACTTCTATATCTACTTCCGAAGCTGTTGTAACTTTCGGACGATATCCCATCATATAAGCTAAGTTATATAGATTTATAGGATCCTTAGCGTACTGTATGTATGTTTCTTGTAACTGTAGGTCTTGGTAGAAAGATAGAATATCCCCTACATAAGCAGCCATCTCCATAAACATCATACCTGGTGAGGTTGGTGTAAAGTCGTTGTAAGTGTTTGGGAAATAATTCTTTGCGTACTCGATTAACTCAGATCTTAAATCTGTAAAATCTCTTCCTGTATATTTTATATCTCTATCTTGAGCCATTACTGTTCAAAGTTTATTAACAATTCGTCTTGTATATTTGTCATGTTTATACTATAGTTTATATATAGTGTAAATGTAGTTGTATCTGGGGAGGGTTGTGTTGTAATTTTATTAAGTGTTACATTTGGAAACCATCTTAAAATACCTGCTCTTACAGTTTCTTCTACCCTTTCTGAAGTATCTACAGTATTCTGTCCAAAGATAAACTGTCTAAGTCCTGCTCCTATTTCTGGGTTTAAGAATCTTTCTCCTTGTTCTGTTAGGAGGTAATTTACTAGGTTAGTTTTTATAGCTTCTCGAGTGGTGTAGGTAGTTGTGAATACCTGATCTGATGTAAAAGGTAGCCCTACTCCTACTCCAACACTTGGTTGTAAGTCTAGTGGATTTATCTGTTGTACTTGAAATGCCATTATCCTCCGAATCTTGCTTTATCTTTTTCTAGCGATGCTTTGTAAACTGCTCCTGCATTCTTAACGAAACTTAAACTGCTTAAATCTAATCCTGGTGCTGGTCCTGAAGGAAAGTTTGTTTCTATATTCATACCTAATCCTGGTGCTTGAACCATATCAGAAGTTGCACTTATTAGGTCTCTATACGATTCCTGTGTCATTGAAGCTCTTGTTTCATTTAAGATATCCATGATTGGATCTTCTGTTCTTACAGGTCTTGTTATATTTGGTGTATACTTTTCGTACTTAGTAACCTGTTGTACTGTTGGTACTGTTGTATTTGTTTGACTAAAATTCTCAGAAAGAAGGGCAGGAAGTTCTTCTCGAACTACCTCTCTTACTGCTTCCTTTATCAATTTTTTAAAAAGCTCTACCTTCATATTAATAAATAGTTATGTTAATGTTTTATTTTTTTTTTAAAATACTGTATATTTATGAAAACCTTTGATTATCTATTCTAAATTTAATTTCATCTAACAATACATCTACAGAAGAACTAAAGGACGGTTGTCCCTTTAGTACTACTATTCCTCTTCTATCTCTTGCTACAGCATACCTTCTTGGTGCTATTTGAGGTGAGTTTGGATCTTGTATAATTTCTAGTTTATATCCTTTATATTCGTAATTTGCATCAGGTGTTCCTTCTGAACCTGTGTTTTCTTTTGGTTGTGTAGTTGCTAGTATTTCTGGTAGGTCTGGGGATTCTTTACTACATTCTTGAATTGCTAGATCAATTGCATTTAGTCTGTTTTTTAAAGAAGTTAATGTAGAAGAGACTGAATCTACAACTCCTAGTATGCCTACCTTATCTGCCTCTAAAGAATCGAGTATTTTGTTTATTGTTGCTAGCCTATCTCCCACTGTGATTACCTTACCTACACTTAGACTAAAAATAACTCCTCCTGCTGGGCCTGGTGGTGTACCTAAGGTAGTGGGTAGTGGTGTGGCTTTTAATAGACGTGTAAGTACTCTTGCTGCTGTTATTGCAGTCCTTAGCTTATCTGCTGTTGCTTTCAGTGGAGTAATTCTTTTTTCAAAGGAGTTTAATACTTTTAGTAGGTTAGCTCTCTGTTTAATTATATTTTGCAACTCTCTACCTGTAGGGCATTGGCTTGTAAATTTTGATAATATCTCTAAAACCCTATCTTGAACTTGTGCAGATACTTTACCCTGTATACTACCTACTTGTCTTGCTATAATTCCTGATATTTGCGGTAGTCTTGCCATTATTCTGTAAATACTTTTTTGGATTGAAATAACTTAAACTGTGCTTTTAAAGACTGTACCGTTGCTTTTAAAGCTGGACCTGTTGTATTTAGTTGAGTAACAGGGCCTGCTCCGATAGCAGAAGCTGTTGACATTGCATCTGCTACAGTGGATAGTGAGTCTAGTAATGCTCCTAACCAGTTTTCTAATTGTCTACCGAGTACTACCGGTTGCTGTACACTTGGAGAAGCAGTTCTTGCTTTCTCCCCTAGAAGAATTTTTTTAGCATCTACACAGAAATACTCTGTAGCATCAAAATTTAATGTCTTTGCATTTAATCCTATAGATTCTTTAGCTGAAATAAAAGCACTATCTTCTTTTGCATTAAAATATAGCCTTCCTCCATTTATAAGTACTTGATTTCCTTTATATTGATCTGAGGTTTGAGGCAGTACATCGTAAGTAACTTGTTTTCTTGTTGCAGGAGTTATTTTAACTATATGATCTGACATCATGTAGATTGAATTTGCATCCTTATTTACATCTTCTACAATAGGATCTATCCCGTTTTTTGTTTTTATCTGCCCGTTGCTTATTATAGTAAAAGGCTTTCCGTTATTTGCTGTACCTGTAAATGGATTCTTATCTGATTTATACCCTCCCATTCTAATAGATTGTCCTTGTCTTCCTTCAACTAGTACATCTCCCGGGAATGGGTATAGGGGATTTATATCTTTTAATTCCGGTATATCTTTTCCTATTGGAAATTCAAAATCAACACCTTGGGTTGGTAATGCATTATGGTGAGGACTCCCCCATACATTGACTACACTTGAATAATAACTTAAAACTTCACTCTTATTTTCTTGAAAATCTGGAGTTGGTCCGGTTATTATTAATACTATTTCATTGACAAGTGGGTATTGTTTTACTCCATTAGTAAGAGGAAATGCAGGAGGTAGTGTTGCTTCTTTATCTACTGGTGTTAATATATCCTGGTATATTATCGATCCTACCGGTAACCTATTGTTTTTAGCATCGTACAGTATTTTATTTTCATCTAATACTATATCTACCACTCTTCCGAATACAGTAGTAGGTTGAGTACTTGCTCCACCGCCTATACCTCTCCCTGCACTACTTATTGTATTTCCAAGAAAATAACTCCCTGCCATTACTCTTCGTCTTTTTTATCTATTTGTTTTCCTAGCTCTTCACTCTGTTCCATTAGTTTTGCAAGCTCTTCTGGGTTGAAGAAGTCTGCTTCAGAAGCTTTTCCTCCACTTTCAAGTCTTTGAACAAGTGCTACCATTTTAATAAGATGCTCATCATTCTTTACTCCAACCTCTAAATACTCTTTTATCATAGGAACAACTAAAGTTGCATCTCCTATGTTCTCGACAAGAGGTTTCAATTCTCCAATAAGAGCATTTATTTGCTTTTCTTTATTTTTAGAATTATCGTAAATCTCTTTTAATACATCAGAGACTGTCTTTTTCCCGAAAATTGTTGTATCTAATCCCATAGTCTATTTATTATATAAATATCGAAAGATATATTATAGAATAGTAAATCCTACATCTTGGTAGGTTTTATATATTTTATAAAACTCTTCTTTTAGTCTAGATAGTACCCTTGTAAGTGTAGGAGTTTCACAATCAGTCATCTCTCTTATATAGATGTATAGAGCTTTTTTTCTGAAGATCTCTAAATCATGACGTGTTTTAAATAGGGTTAGTATGGCATCTGCTACTCTCTGATCCTGCTCTTTAGGGAAGATTTCCACCATATTTTTGTAACTACTTTCAACAAAGTAATTCACTATTGTCGCTAGTGGTATTCTTCTTTCAGAATCCAGTAAACCTTCTACTTCATAAGAATCTTCCATCTCTTCAAAAGATCCTACTTGTTTTAATTTCTTATAATTCTTATTATTGTAATTAATAAGCCACCTCTTTACTATTGTCTGAAAGTATGAAAACGCTTTAGCCCCGTTAGTTGAGTCAAATCTATGTAATTTTTCTTCTACTAACATACTTACTACATCTAGTTTTAAATCCTCTATACTATCTACATCTAGGTAATAAAACTTAAAGGTATGAATAATATTCTCTGCTAACTTATAAAGCGGGAAATATATTTCTTGTTGAAATATCTTATCTCGAAAAACAGGATTAGAGGATGCGTTATATTTTACTATTGCATCCTCTGTTTCTTGTGTAAAGTAGTAATTATCTTTATTTTGCGGTTTTGCCATAATCTTCTGGGAGACGGTAGGCATTTATAGTATCTTGTATTTCTTTCATAAAGTTAAAGAAAATCCCTACCTCATCATCAGATCTAAAAGTGCCTTTCTCATCTAATTGTTCAACATAAATTTTTGATTCACTAATAAGATACGCAACCTTTCTTAAATAACCTACTTGGTATTCTATGATATCCTCTTGTCTTATCACCTTACGGTGTAAATTCCAGGTCGTATATCCGAATACTAAAAACAATACTCCTAAAATAACTAATAATGTTATCATATTATATATCTTTTACTAACCCCATTAATCCTTGGGATCCATTTATTTTTTTACCTGTTGAGGAAACAGTTTTCTCTACCTTAGGTTTAGAAGTTCCTCCTGAAGTTTTCCAAGTATCATATTCTACTTTAGAGGCTAAAAAGTCTGCCTGATGTAAGATATATACTAGATTTGTTCTAAGTTTAGAATCTGGATTGAATGATATATAGTAAGGTTTATTCACATCATCATATACTCCGTCATGTAATTTTATAGCTAGATACTCTTTTTCATTCATAGCTATACCATTCTGTTGAAGGATAAAAAGGGAGCGATCCTGAATAAGCATAAAAGATAAATCCCTATTCTGAATATATTCTTCACCTAACTTATCCCTTCTCCAAGCATCTGTCTGAGGTAGATAATTAGGACTCCCTTTGAACCCTATTTTACCTAAGTCGTGATTAAGAGCAGTAAATACTAATTCCTCATCTGTAAAATCAATATTAGCTCCCATAGTTTCCCATAACTCTTTTGTCTTTAAAGCACAATGAACAACACGGTTAACATGTTCAATATACCCTCCCGGGAAGGCATTATGGAAGGAAGGTTTACCGGAGGCAGGAGCAAGTATCATTTCTTCTGCTAAAGACTCATAAAGAGATTTTAATTTCTCTTTACGATCTCCTGTAATAAAAGTATCTAATATTTTTAGATGCCTATCCCAATTACTCTGTAACTGTTCTGCCGAAAGATTCATTAGTCTTGATGCTCTGTATTTAATAATGTTTGCATATCACTTATTTTTTCTAAAAGCTCTTCAACTTTAGCATAAGCTACTTCCTGCTCCTTTTTGTGGATATGGTACCCTATTTTCTTAACCTCTGCCTCAAAACGCTCTAATTTCTGTTGAAATAAATCCTTGTTTCTCATTTTTTTTAATTTATATTAATATTATTTATTTTTAATTATTATTTTATTAATTATTTAATAATAGTTAAGTTATGAACTTTTTTTTAAAGAAGCAACTCTACTGCTCAAATACAACTTTTAACTCCTTTAATACTGTTTCTTTATTCTCTCCGAAAGTAATATTAATGTAGATAGTTGCTGATTGTCCTATAAAATCTGGAAAGAAAACCATAGACTGTTGAGGAGTGTACGTATATCTGGAATTAGTACTAAAATATGTCTGTAATACTGATTGATTGGCATAAAAGTCTGTATGGGGTTGAATTGTATATCCTGCTAAATTCATAATGGAGGTCTGCTGTGAGAGTTGAGGAAAGGTATAGGTTTGAGTACCGATAGGTATAGGAGTATTCATCTGATTACTTGACCACAGTCCTAAGTACGAATAAACAGGATAGGTCCATACTATGTTACCTGGTAGGTAGAAAAAGTTAGAATCAAAAGAAGTAATAACTAAGGGAATATTATTAACCACGTAGTGAGGATCTAAAGGAGATAACCGTCCTTTGACTGTAAAATAGTTTAACCCTACATGTTTTATATGCCAAACCCCTTGCCCGTCTTGATAAGTACCAGGATGCCCCATAGTATCAACCCAAAATTCAACATAACAATCTCCATTCAGACATACATTCTGGTCTAATTCAGAAGTAGAACAACTAAAAACGAATAAAGAAAGTAATAAAAGAAATAAATTTTTCAACTGTTTCATAACATTATTTTTTGATTGTACCTAAATATACGAAGAAAAAAGGAAAGAGGCAACTAAAATAACAATTATCTCTATAGAATCACCGCGCAAGATTTACATATATATCTCAAAACCCCTTTCAGTTCCTCCGGGATAAACTTTAATAAATAACAGGTTCTCCCACTTGGAATAATGCCCCTACCTCACGAATCTTATCAAAAGCCTCAAAAGGAGTAACTTTGAAAAACTCTCTAGAACCTCCCCTATCGGAACAAACCCTAGAAGAACTAAAATGTTTATGAACGGCTTTTTCCACTTTCATAGCCGTACCCTTCCTTACAGGAAGAGCAAATTTAGGAACCCACTCCTTTACTGTCGCAGTAGCGTTTATTGACGTAACTCTCCCAGGAACATTATGAATGGTCATTCCTATCTTAACCAGAGAGGGGTAGGCGGGATTCACAAGGACATATACATATTCGATATTATCTACAGATTTCTCTTTTATCTTAGAATTCTCCACACCATGGAAATATCTCCAGGAATATGTATTGGTATTTTCATCTACTAATCCTTCAGGTGCTTCTATAAGGTATTTTGCCGATAGGAAGGTAAGGAGTTTTTCTGGAGATATATGTCTATATTTAGATTGTAGTGTAATGAAGTTCTCTTTCCACTTCTTTCCTACCTTGGGGTAGGCCAAAACAGATTCTGGTGAAGAATCAACAATTGTAATCTCTCCTGTTAATTCCAGGGCTTTGGCCTGGGGAAGACTTATTCTATCTCTATACATAACTGTCTGTGTTTTTTAGTTGAAAAAATCTTGAAAAAAAGACTCTAAGAAACTCCCCACAATGATGGGCCATGTTAGTATTGTTATTAATATTTCAAGAAAAGTAAAAGGATTACTTGATCGAAATACCCTAATGGAAAAGTCTATAAATACTGCACAAATAAGACCTACCAGTAAATACTGTAGTAAAATACTTAAAATTAATTCCTCCATAACCTTTTTATTTATAAATTATACATAAAGATATGAAATTATATTTACTCTACCAACTGATTTAGTGAAAAAAGTTGTTGAAATTTAGTAATAGTAGTACATTTTTCATAATACTCCTCCTCTATAAATAGGTCGAGCATTTGCTGTAAAGCATAAACTATAGCCTGTAATCCGAATTCATCTACTATAATATGTAATGTATCTTCCGGTATCTCCTTAATTCTCTCAAGGTATCTCACAAGTCCTATAAAGTACTTTAGTTTGATAGATACCCTTACGCAGTCATACTGTTCTCCATACTTCTTTTGGTATAACTGATCAATTATGTAGTAATTCTCGACACCCTTAACCACCATACCAAAGAGTACAAAACAATTATCCAATACATCCTCCACTTGGTGTTCTCTGTACACTTCTTCATCTCCTATCTGGAATATATTAAAGAGTTGGTTTGTATCTAGTTTTTTCATATTATTCTTTTATATAAATATATAATGTTCATATAACGAAAAATTTTCCGGAAAAAAATCCTGGGGTAGTTGGAAAATTAAACGAAATGTTCTATATTAAATATAGGAAATAAACACATAGTAATACAACAATAGAGGTAGGTTAGGGGTATAGGTGGTAACCGTGCTAAGGTTTAGCAGCTATATAG